CGAGAAAAATTGTAAAATAATTGAGGGGAATTCTTGACGATGCCAAAAAATACGAGTGGGAACACCGACCAGGCAGAAGGAAAAAGTCCTTCGCTAAATAAAGGCATAGAGCTTATGCTACCGAGAGCAAGGAGGGAAGACAAGTCCAACATCGACTTTGATATGACCCTCCCTTTTTTTATTAAGTGGAGGTGTCGACTTAGAATTAAATTTGACATCACGGAGAATCATGGAAACTAACTTAATGATCTGGGTTGCTAGTATTAGCACCTTATTCGCCTTTGGATTAGGCGGTGTGATAGGATGGATATATAGAGGTACAGTTGACCAAAACACATATAAACGACAACTAGATAATCTTCATCCTGAGTTTTTGGATGGAAATGGGTCTTATGTCAATGAAGAACTGCTAGCAGTTAAATTCATGGACGATGACCTATTACTTGACGAGGAGGAAGATTAGTAGTATACTGATTTGATAGGATCATTATTATGGCGAAAAAATTACCGAATGATGCTTTATTGACTGAAATACTTCAGTCAGCATCATCTGCTAAGACAAAAGCAGAAAAGATTAAAATCTTACAAGAATACAACAACAGTGGACTAAGAGCACTCCTTATCATTAATTTTGATGAGTCTCTTAAGTTTATGCTCCCAGAGGGTGAAGTTCCTTTTAAAAGAAACGAAGCACCAGCAGGTACAGAGCATACTCGTCTAGATCATGAATACAAGGGATTCTATCGTTTCTTCAAAGGAGGAGATGCATCTCTTAACAACATGAACAGAGAGAAGTTGTTTATTCAACTCTTGGAAGGTCTACAGGAAGATGAAGCAGATTTATTCATCGCTGCCTGTAACAAGACCATTCAAAAGAAGTATAGAGTCACTAAAGCAGTTGTTGCTGAAGCATTCCCACAAATTGAGTGGGGCAATAGAGGATGACCGTTTGGGGTAAAAACCAAGACGTGATTGATAAGTCCGAAAAGTATGGCATTATAGTATTAGAGATTGATTGTGAAAGATCAGTTGCTAAAAATACTAAACTTCCTCGCAATTCTTACCTTGTCACTTACATGACAGATGGAGTTGAGCATAGGGACATCATTATTGGTCTTAAGACTAATATCTTTGATTGTTACTATGACTCTCTTGGTAAGGGTAGTTTACAAAGTATAGAGTATACAAATGGAAACGTCACCGCAAAACTCTTCGATGCGAAAAAATATATTGACGCATCAAATAAAGGAGCTACAAAACCGAAAAAATGACTTGTTTGAATTCAAGTCAGAAACCGAAGATATCGACGACTTAGCGGACGAGATCTTTGAAGCACTGTATGAGCACACCTCGAAACAGACCAATGAAAATACAGAAAAAGATAGACAAAGCACTTGAGCAACCTGAGTTATATAATGACAAGGAACTTAAGTATCTCAAAGACAAAAAAGAGCAAATAGACTTTGACAAGAAGTATGCTATTTGGGATCGTAAGACAAACCAAGGATTCAGTAATGATCCAGAACCAGACCTTCCAGAATTAGAATGAACGTAAACCTGATCTCTATCACCCCTGACGCTGAAAAGACAATGGGGTATATTGCTCGTGTGAGTAATCCTAACAACCAAGACAATCCAAAGGTAGCAGGACTACTCAAATATTGTATACAACATGACCACTGGTCAGTGTTTGAACAGGCAACCATGACATTAGAGATATCTACTACTAGAGGACTAGCAGCACAGATATTAAGGCATAGATCATTTACATTCCAAGAGTTTAGTCAGAGGTATGCTGACACTAATCTGTTAGGAGATATACCAATACCAGAACTTAGAAGGCAAGATGCTAAGAATAGACAGAACAGTATAGATGACATCCCAGAGGAGCAGACAGAGAGGTTACAGAAGGTTATAGCGAGTTACTTTGCTGAAGGAATAGACTTATATAATGAACTCCTACGAGAGGGTATTGCTAAAGAGTGTGCTAGATTCGTACTCCCGTTAGCAACTCCTACCAAACTCTACATGACGGGATCATGTAGGTCGTGGGTTCACTATATAAATTTAAGGTCTGCTCATGGGACACAGAAGGAACATATGGACATTGCTAACGCATGTCGAAATGTGTTCATACAACAATTCCCTACCGTAGCAGAAGCACTTGATTGGACAACATAATGCCTATTTACCCAGTAAAAAACAACCAAACTGGAGAGATGAAAGAACTCCAAATGACTATCGCTCAATATGAAGAGTGGAGAGACAATCATCCCGATTGGGATAAAGACTGGAATGCTGGAATCAGCAAAGTCGTCTCTGGTGTGGGAGATTATCAGGACAAGTTACCTGATGGTTTCAAAGACCGACTTCGTAATGTCAAAAAACATCACCCCTACGCTAAATTCGAGGCTCCTTAATTCTATGCCTGTTAAAGACAAGAAACAACCTTCAATGGTTGGGTTAACTAAGAGACAAATGAAACGCAAACCTATCAACTCAGGATATCTAACTCAGATAAAACCACTGACTCCAAGTCAGGAGAGGGCATTTGATGCGTTCAACAAACAGAAGAACTTATACATGTACGGTGCTGCTGGTACAGGTAAAACATTCATTGGAATGTACCTAGCATTACAGCAAATCCTAGATGAAAGATCAGCATATGACAAACTCTATATTGTCAGATCCCTAGTTCCGACCAGAGAGATAGGTTTCTTACCAGGTGACCATGAAGATAAGGCAGAGCTATATCAAATACCATATCAGAACATGGTACGTTATATGTTCAAGATGCCTGATGATGCTAGCTTTAGTATGCTATATGCTAACCTTAAAGCTCAGGAAACTATATCATTCTGGAGTACATCTTTCCTACGTGGTACTACATTAGACAATGCCATCGTGTTGGTCGATGAAATGCAGAACTTGAATTTTCACGAGTTAGATAGTATTATAACTAGATTAGGTGTCAACACAAAGATTATCTTCGCTGGTGATGCTGCTCAAACTGACTTACTGAAAACTAACGAGAAGAACGGTATCTTAGACTTTATGAAGATCATTCAAGGTATGGATGAATTTGAAATGGTGGAGTTTGGTATACAAGACATAGTTCGTTCTGGACTGGTGAAGTCTTATCTTATTAATAAATTGAATCTTGGACTTTAAACATTTAAACATACACACGTTTCCAAACTTAAAAGCAAAGACAACAGAAAAGGGTAGAAGGTATCAAGTTGATGGTTCCTCCTACCCTTCTGTTACAACTGTAATTGGCGAGAAGAAGAAGAAATCTATAATGGAATGGCGACGTAAAGTCGGTGAAGAAGAAGCAAATAAAATATCTAAACGTGCGACTACACGTGGTAACAAGTGTCATAAGTTAGCGGAAGATTATCTAAGTAACAAACCCCTAGACAGATACAGGGATGACGTGCTATCATTAGGTATGTTCCACCAAATAAGACCTTATATTGACAAGATAAATAATATACACGCACTAGAAGAATCTTTATATTCTCACACATTAAAACTCGCAGGCAGAGTTGATTGTATAGCAGAATATGAAGATGAATTAGCGATTATAGATTTTAAAACGTCAACTAAGTTCAAACGTGAGGAGTGGGTACAAGACTACTTCTCACAAGAAACTGCTTATGCTATTATGTTTCAAGAACTTACAGGTTATAAGGTAAAACAACTTGTTACCATCATCGCAGTGGAAACTGGAACTCCACAAGTCTTTGTTAAAAAAGACATTCTAACGTACGTACCAAAACTAAAAGAGTACATAGACTATTACAAGGAGATCCATGGCGACTGGTAAAAAACTAAATGATGCCCTAGAGGAAAACTTTATGACCGCAAGCAAATTTTCGCTTGAGATTGAGAACATCGTAAAAGATGGATCCTTAAATTATATTGAAGCAATCGTGATGTATTGTGAAGAGAAAGCTATTGAGATAGAGGGAGTCAATAAACTAATCAATAAACCACTTAAGGAGAAACTTAAGTATGAAGCACAAAAATTAAATTTCATTAAAAAAGGGAGTCGTGGTTTCTTGGCACTATGACAGGATACGAAGCGTACCGCATGTATCTTGCCATGCGAAATCACTTCAAGACCAAGACATACGACTTTTCAAAGAACCAATATGCGAAAGCAAAGCAAGAAACGTATGACAAGAGAAAGGACAAATATTTTTTTATAAAGCTATCACGTAAGTATGATGAGGAGGAATTAGCAAAGTTTTATCTGGCAAATTTTGTAGCAGAAAATAGTGAATGGATTGGGTCGATGACCGCACATGGTGAGCGAAATTATTTGGACTATATAAGGAAACTACAATCATTATCGTATGTTTTTAAGAGTGATGCTGAGACAATGAAGCAGTCATGTGATAACTTTAATGATCTATTCACAGGCAAACCTCACCCGACCTTGATTAAATTGTGGTTAGGTGGTAAAATAACATTAGAGTCCGTTGTTTTGATGGAAAAGATGTTTGATTTTACACCAAACATTACTGCTACTGATCCAGTGTGGGTAGAAACAAAACAGAAGATCATTAAATATGTTCCTCTCTTAAAAATAAACAGTACTGATAAACATCGTAAAATTCTCAAGGAGTTGTACCTATGAAGTTCTTCGAGTCTGACGTAGTTCAGGACGAACTAAAAAGAATGCAGGACCTATACGTTGACATTAATCGTATGGGGATTATACTGACAGTAGATCAGAAGATACAGCAACTGATAAAGTTGTTAGAATTGATAGATCTCCAACAGACAATGTTTATGCGTGTTACACTATCAGAGAGACCCGAAGCAAAACGGATTCTCGCACAGGTTCGTGAAGCAGCAACGTTGTTAGGAATGAAACCTGAGCATGTAAACTCAACCTTCTATAACCAGTTAAAAGACCAGGTAGAGAAGATGATTCAAGACTTGGAAAAAACAAAATGATTACGATTATCTCGACTTTACTAATAGTCGCAATAATTTTCTTTATGATTAAGTATTACGACCCTCATGGATAAAATTGACTGGGACATGGTTCCTCTGACTCAAGATGAATTAGAGTGTATAAGAGTATGTGTATCTAACGCACCTATACCCTACGACATTAGATTTAAAAAGATCCCGAAACAACTATTAGAAAAGATTGGTGAACCAACTCCTTTAGACGGAGAACCTTTACCTTTGATTGAATGTGACCTTACCAAATATGAAAAATAAAATGAATTGTTGGCACTGTGGTAGTGAATTGATCTGGGGAGCAGATCACGATATGGAAGACATCAATGATGGAGAAGAATCTGAATATGATTTTTATTCAACATTCTCATGTTCTACTTGTCATTCTTATGTGGAAGTTTTTCACTCTGCTAAGGGCGACAGTAACAACACCCTTATACGACAGATAAAGAAATGAACCTTTGGAAGAACTGGAAAGAGGCTGTATGGGAAACATTCCCTGACCTCGAATATCAAAATACATGGGCAGAGTGGGAAGGTAAAGGTACAAACCTCACCGCTAAGACCTATAAGAATCAGCACTTCATCAAGTCTAGAGAGGTAGACATATGGAGTGACAAGACGCACGTATATAATACGATCAT